GGCAAACGATTTCGCTGTAATATTAAGTGAAAATCAACAAAAGGTATGTAATGAAATTAGACAAAATAATTTTGATTTTATTAATTAGTATTACGCTTGGTGCGTGTTCTAATAAAAGAATTGATAATACTAATATGATTGTAAACAATAGTACCAATATGAAGAAACCTGTAATTACAAGGTCTCATTTAGGTGCAGTATTAGGTGGTACTACTGGTGCAATGGCTTGCTTAGAAATGTTAGACGCAGGTCCTTATGTAGTTGCTAGTTGTACAATACTAGGATCCTTTGCAGGAAGTAATTTATTATATGATAGTGATTACGATTTACATAACGCAGTATTTGTTGACCATTTAAATAATGGTCCTGGTGTTGCGAGTTATACGAACTGGTATAACAATAAGACAGGTTCAAGTGGTACCGTGAAGATAAACAGAAGTTATGCTCAAGGTCCTTTGATATGTAAAGAGTATGAAAGTAATTTTAATATTAAGAACTCTTGGCCAGTAGTTGGTATTGGTAACCAAGATATTGATACGAGATTTGGTATTGTGTGTCAAATGCCTGATGGTCGTTGGGTTGAGAAAGGTACAATGTACAAATGAAAAAATGGATATTAGACCACTTGCCTACGATATGGGTATGTGCCATATATGCTTTTGGTATGATTATGATTATTGACCACGCAAAGGCAGACTGGATTATGAAGAAACCTATTACATACAAAGAAGAGAGTAAGGTCAATTCAGCACCTGTAAGTGATGTCTATATAAATGAGATATCAAAAAAAGTAGAAGACAAATTAAAACTAATTGAAGAGAACGAGAAAAAAGGTATTTTAAAATCAACAACACTAGACAGATTTGAACGAGACGGACAATGGTGTTTTATTAAAATAGTTATCAGACAAAAAGGTGATGATATTATCAAAGAAGAGATTATGGAATGTGCTGATACTGAACACGGTAGAACAGACAAGGAAAAGATTGCAGAATTGGAGAAACAAATTGAACTTGAAAAGGCAAAGAAACCTGGTTATTGGGAACTATTTGCCGCCTTTTATTATAAAGATTTGAACGCTCCAGAATATTGTAGGTTGTATTCTCAACCTTCACACGCTTACAAAGCCATCGGTACAGCGTGTTTAACAACTGATGGTAAATGGGAGAGAAAATAAATGATTAAAAATATCATTATATTAGGTCTCCTAGTTATTATTATGACAGGTGCTACAACTTCCGATATAGTTGCCTATGTTGAAGAAAACCAGCTTATTGACAAGTTTAGTGAAATGTTGTATAGTATAGTTAGGAGTGTGAAAAATGTATAAGAATATACTAAAAGTAAGTGCGATTGCGATATTAGCAGTTGCCTTAAACGCTTGCTCGTCTAAAACATACAAGATTAAGCAAGAAACTGATAGAGTTGTTGACGAAGTACCCAAGTGGTATATGGCAGACTTTGATGTTAAGAAACATTGCGATATATCAAAGTGGGCAAACAATGGTCTTATCAGTACAGAAGATGATGACAAGACTTGTATCTTCGGTGTTGGGACTTCTGTAAGTCCTTCATTAGAACTTGCAATAGAAAAAGCCAAGTTAATTGCGAAAGCAGAAATGGCAGATATTGTTGCTGGTGAAATGAATAAGAAGGCGAAGATTTTTGTTACAGAAGTTGGTAAGACAGAAGTTAAGACCGTTGTAACAGAAGTTGAAACGGCGATGGTAAACATTATCGCAAATACACCAGTTAGAGGTTATGAAATCTTTGCACAGGAAGTAACTAGAACAAAGAATGGTTATTATAGGGCGTGGATAGGTTTAAGACTACCTCTTGGTGAATTTAACAAGATGTATCAATTCACAATTGAAGAAGTGGTTGATAGTCATAAACTAAAACTAAAAGCTGCTGAAGCATTTGAAAATGTTGAAGAGACAGCAAAGAAAAAGAAAGAGAACAATGAGTAATATAGTTGTATATTCAAAAAACAATTGTACTTATTGTGATAAAGCCAAGGCCTTGTTAAAAGGCCTTAAGCTATCATATACTGAAAAGAAGATGGAATCTTTTGATAGTGTTGACGCTATGTTAGAAGATATAGGTAAGAAAGTTAGAAGTATGCCACAAATTAAAATCAATGATGAACTAATAGGTGGTTATAATCAACTTATCGAACACTTTGTTAATGAAGGCAAAGTTGACTATCAAGGAAACATTAAGAAGTGAGTAAAGATAAGGGCAAGTTTGATAATGTTATCTTGTTTCCAGAGAACAAGATTAAAAAACAACCTACTATGGTTGATCCGAAGGCTCAAAAGAAAATGCGAGACTATCAGACAACCAAGTTTGTTGAAACTGCTTGTGATAAAATTGGTTTAAATATGATTAAAGATTTTGCACAAATGGAATTAGATATGAAACAAGATAACTTTACAAAAGACCTTGCATTTGTAATTGATTCAATAAGAGGACTTTTGTACAGACAATTTAATATGAATTATCCTATGCAGAAAGTCATAGACACAGGCGTTAAGTTAAATATGAATAAACAAGGTGTAGTTACTGCTCGTATTGAGTATGCTAATTTAACAGACGAGAGCACAGCAACAACTAAACCTATGAACAAAAATGTATCAGACGAGTTAAATCATAGAAACAATGGTATGTTTATGTTTACAGAAGATTTTGAATTTAATCCATTTCCTGGTGAGGATCCAAATGATGATGAACCACCAAGTGATACGGAGAAATAGAATTTGATTATGGTAAACCATTATAATGCGATTTCCCATAACAAGTTGTCAGACAAGACATTAAAATCGAAATATAGGAGGTTAAACATTTATGTTTAATATTTTTAATATCTTAAAAGGAGATAATAATATGGGTAGAAGAGCCTACACAAAAACTGAAAAGGTAAGAAACCTTTTCAACACAGGTGTTTCAGTAACTTGGAAACAATTACGAAACAAATTTGACCTGACTTCACCGGCTGCAATGGTTGGTAAATTAAGAAACGAAGGTATGATGATTTATGAAAATAGAACATCTGCTGGTGTTTCTTATAGAGTTGGTACTCCATCAAAAGCGATTATCGCTGCTGGTATCAACAAAGTATTTGGGAAGCAAGTTGCTTACTCAAACTACTAAAACTTATAAGATTAGAGGCGGTGTCGGAAGTACCGCCTCTTTTCAATTTAATTATTAAGGAATTTTATGAGTGATAAAGATATAGAACAAGGTATGGATCACGGTAGAGATACACACGACCACGACTTAACTTATGAGAACGAACAATCAACGGTTACTATACCTTTGAAAGAATACGATAGTTTAAAAGACCAAAGCAAATATATTACAGACCCTACTTTAATTGCAACAATAGATAAGATAGAGTTTTTTGTAAAAGAATTAAGGAAACACATAGTAAGAAAATTATAATGAGTGAACAACCACAACTATTTGAAACAGAAGACCAGTATGGCAATGATATCATACAAGGTCCTAAAATACAGAAGAGAAAACTTACAACTAAAGAGGCGATGATTGACCCAAAGAATCCAGATACGGTAGGTACGAGTGCTTGGAATTTAGGTAATCACACACTTGCAATATGCTTTATACTTTGTTTAGTATTTGTTGTATATGCAAGTTACAAATAGGAGAATAGATGACAGGTTTAGCAACATACGATAATTTGTTTTTTAAGAGTAAATCAGTAAGAAAAAGAACAATTAAGATAACTGATGGTAAAGAATTTGAAGAGACTAAAGAGGGTCTTTCATTTAAAAAGATTATCAAGTCTGTACAAGGTTCAGTACCAAAAGGTACTAAAGAAATTAGAGTACAATATACCAATAGAAAAGGTAACGAAATTGACCGTTGGGTAAAAATACCTATGGGTCGTAGTAAGAAAATAGGTAGATAAAAACCTGTATAAATAACTATAAGTAATTATTAACATATTAAGGAGACTGAAATGGCTGAGATAAAAGAGAACCCACATCTTAAAAATAGTGCTTTGAGAGCAAGTCAAAACACATCAGGTGGCAGGGTTGCATTAACTTTCCACGAAATTCTTACCAAAGTAAATAACGCTAAAGACAAGGCTAAGAAAGTAGAAATCCTACAACAACACGATACTCCTGCTTTAAGACAGATATTGAAAGGTGCATTTGACCCGAAAATCCAATGGGATTTACCGGCAGGTCAACCACCATATATTCGTAATGAAGCACCAGTAGGAACTGAACATACTTACCTTGACCAAGAAAGTAAAAGATTGTGGCACTTTGTTAGAGGTGCAGACAATTCATTAACTAAAGTTAGAAAAGAAACTTTGTTTATTCAGATTTTAGAAGGTTTACACGAAACAGAAGCAGACCTTTTGATTAATGTAAAAGAGAAGAAACTGAATAATGTATACAAAGGTCTTACTTCGAATCTAGTTAAAGAGGCGTTTGGGTGGAATGACGATTTTGTCAAAATTTAGACAACTAAAAGTTGCATAAAATAAGGGTATTTTTTGCTTGACAAAGGTCCCGAAATCGTATAGAATAAATACATAATGATAACGGAAGGTATATAATGTTTAATGTGATAAAGACTTTTCTGTATATGTGTTTCTTTATATGGTTAATGGGTGTAGGTCTACACTTGACTATGCAGAAAGCAAAAGCTGATGACGCAGTTGTGGCGACAGGTGCTCATATAATCAAAGAAACAATAAACGGAAACATAGACCATTCGCAAGTGCTATCTTCTGAATTGAAGATGTTAGTACATAAAATGGCTATTGATATGACATTTACTTTAGAGAAGCATTTACCTGCTATTTTAGAAGGTATTGCCGCCGAAATAAGAGTAAATGGTATTGACAAAGCGTACAAAGAATCGTTAACAAAGTAGGGAGGTGATATGGACTCAATTTTTGAGGCACTTTATATAACTACCCAATTGATGTATAGTGTGGCGCCTATGGAGATATGGGTTATCTTATTAGGTGGCGGATTTAGTTGGTTATGGTTAGATTATTCTGATAAACGAGAACGAAAAAGAATAGAAAAACTACAAAGAAAATAAGAGAGAAATAAAATGCCGAGACCTAGTAAACCGAAGTCGGTTAGATATGCGACTTTAAAAAAGAAGGTGCAGGCTGAAAGTGAAACAACGAAATATTATACAACATACAAAGATATTAAAAAATGGTTTAAGTATATCAATGATGTTGTGTTTGATGGTAAATTAGCACCCTTTAATGATATTGTTATTAAAGATTTGAGAAGACAAAAATGTTATGGACAAGTTACTCAATGGGAGTGGAGTAGAAAAGGAACTTGCGTGTTCCATTTAGAAATGAATACTTGTTACAAAACAAAAAGACAATTCATAGATACATTGGCACACGAAATCGTCCATTTGTATCAAATGAGAAATGCAGGAGATAGTGGCAATCATAATAAGCTGTTCTATTCGTTTGCTCCAAAAATGAAAAGAGCCGGCATTAATATGATATAGACTATCATTATATAATGAGGAGA